AGCTCTTGGCAGTGTCCGAAAGAGCCGGGCGACTCGAAGTAGAGATTGCTGCAGTGCGCGGCGCCATGAGCGGGATGGGCGGGATGGGCGGAGCGCGCGGGCAAAGGGGCAGGGAGTGATGATCAGCGGATTCGTTTTCAATCAGGACATCGCCAAGAAGTCAATCTGGGGTATCCTGCACATTCTCGTTATTCTGGTGCTGGGCACGGCGGCGGTAAAGCTGGGGGTCGGCACTGTACTAGGGATCGGCAAATGAGTGCCCATACCACCCAGCAACCTTCCAGCTATCTACACCATCAAGGAGCGTCCACATGAGTCTTTCCAACGCCACTGAAAACGACACTCTGAAGATGCACCTTCAGGGTGTCGACCCGTCCTATCGGGCGGGCGCCACGCAGTACGCGGCACTCGTCTCGTCCGACACCCCGGACGAAGCGAACCCGCTTGCTACCGAGCTGACCTACACCGGCTACGCCCGCGTTGCGCTGACCAAGGCAAGTGCGTGGACGGACAACGGCTCCAACTTCACCAACGCCGTGCAGATTCTGTTCGGCAAGCGCACCGACGCCGGCGCCCTTCAACAGGCAAAGGCGATGGTCATTGTCGACACCGCGTCGGGGGCTGTTTCGCAGGCCATCATCGCGGCGTTGAACGACACGCTCGACATCAACCTCAACATCCAACCGATCTTCACTCCCGGCGGTGTGACGGTGACGGCCGAGTAATGACTGTGCTCGGGTACAAGGAGATAGCCGACGCCGAAAACGACGGCTACACCTTCCTTTCGGGGTGGCGGAAACAGCCGACCCAAGTCACGGCCGCAGGCATCTGGTTCGACCTGAGCATGTCGCCGGGGAACCCCGTCCCGAACTACTACATCGGTCCTGCCCGCGTATTCACTCCGCTCGCACAGTCGACTGATGGTGGCATCCCGCACGGCCCGAACTGCGCGCCGCGTACCAAGCTGCTGCGCGTCTTCGAGATTCAGAGTGCGTCGGTCGCACCGCTGTCCGTCAAGATCATGGATTACCTCGGGTTCTACGCCTTCCTCGACGAATCCGTGACCGACGAGCAGTTCATGGTCAATTCCGTTCCGCTGCCCCGGTACGCGGACGGCAAGGGCGTGATGATGATGCCGGTGGTAGTCGCTGGCCACACCGGCGGGCAGACTTTCTTCGTGCGCTACACGAACCAGAACGGTGTCTCCGGTCGGCAGACGCCACGGCACGTGATGGGCACGCAGATCGTCAACGGCACGATCATTACCAGCGCCGGCCCGGTAAATAACTCGCGGGCGCCGTTCATGGCCCTGCAAGAGGGCGACACCGGGGTCCGCTCGGTCGATTCCATCGTCTTCGAAGGGACAGGGGACATCGGCCTGATCGCCATCGCGATGGTCAAGGTGCTGGCCGACACGTACATCCGGGAGACCACGGCCCCGCACGAACGCGACTTCAGCACTGACACGGGGGCGCTGCCGGTCATTATCGACGACGCCTACTTGAACATGGTCTGTCTTCCCTCGGGTTCGCTGTCCGGCGCACCGATCATGGGCTACATCAAAACGCTTAACGTATAGGAACCGCCATGTCCATCCAATCAAAAGACGATCTCGACGCAGCACTGGCCGCAGGGCAGACATGGATCGAGTCCTCCAGCAAGAACGTCCTAGCCGCCACGGTGGAAGCCATCGGCACGTGGTACGACCTGTCGAAGGGCGCCGGTATGTTGGCGTGGGACGCGCTCATCGGTTCCGGAACCAACCTGACCTTCCAGCCCGTGAGCGACACGACGCAGACTACGGCGGCGACGGCGGCGCTTGGCGGCAGTATCTCCGCGACGACCTTCACCGACACGACGCACGGCTCGGGACGCTTTACCGTAGGCATGGCGCTTACCGGCGCCGGCGTCGCGGCCGGCACCTACATCACTGCGCTCGGTACGGGCACAGGCTCGAACAGCGGCGGCACCTACACGGTCAACATCTCGCAGACTGTCACGGCCCAGACGATCACCGGCACGGCCACCGCCAACTTCATCAAGCACGGCGGCGATGTTTCGCCTGCGGTTAAGCAGCTCCTCAACGCCTCGGTGGTATCCGCCTCGGCGACGTCGGCCCCGGCGCTCTTCCAACTGATCGACATCATCGGCTTCATCCCGGTCTCGACGGTGACGCTCACCTCGGCGCAGACCATCCTCGGCTCGCAGACCTACCCGCGCTACGCGAACGGCAAGGGCGTCAAGGCGTACATCACGCCGGTCGTGGTGATGGGTGCTGGCACCCCGACGCTGCAACTCAGCTATACCAACCCGGCCTCGGTATCCGGCCGCGTGACGCCGCCCGCTCCGTCGCTACCGGTCGCCAACGCCACCGCCCCGGTCGGGCAGATTCTCTACTCCGGCACCGGCGTCGGCAAGTACGGCCCGGCCATGCCACTGCAGGCCGGCGACAACGGCATCCTGTCGATTCAGAGCATCCAGCAATCGGCGACGATGACCTCTGGCGTCTACGCAATCGTCTTGTACAAGGAGATCGGTCTGCCGATCCCGCTGACCACCATCGGCGTGCCCGGTGAGCGCGACTTCTTCAACCAGATTCCGAGCATGCCGATCATCCCCGATGGCGCCTGCCTGAGCTGGCTGCAGTTGGCCGGCGCTGCCCACCCGGTCAACACCCCCTACAACTTCACGCTGCAGACGGTCTGGAAGAACTAAGTGGCGCTGATCGGCAACTGCTCCCTGTTGCACAAGAGCCCGGCCAAGTACCTGACAGGAACGGTCGGCTTCAACGACCGCGCCAACTGGAACAAGCCGGGCATGATGCGCAGCCGGGGCGACTTGTCGGTCTCTCTGCTGTGGAAATACGACGCGGTTCCATCGGGCTTCTACGCCGGCCGCGCGTTCTTCCCACCGCAGAAAGCCGGGCGCGTCACCTCCCGGACGTCGTTCACAGTCTCTGCGGCGGCCGCCGGGGCGCAGGGCCTGCCCGGCAGCGCGATGGCCTCTATGACCGTCGGTGCCGCTGCCGTCGGCGGCCTGATCGCAGAGGGCGTGGCGAACGCGACGATGACCATCGGCGGCTCGGCGAATGTCGCTGGCCTCGCTGCTGGTGTCGCCAACGCGACCATGGCCATCGACGGCTCGGCGCAGCCCAGCGCAATCGCGTGGGGCGTCGCCAACGCGACGATGACTATCAGTGGTTCGGCACAGCCCTCGGCCTTCGGGTACATGGTCGCCTCCACGCTGAGTGACGGGGTGCTGACTCCGGCCGGCATCGCTGCTGCCGTCATCCTCGCCGCGCAGGACACTCCGATCTACGCCGACATGCGCAAGACGAACGGCACCACCGTGGTCGGTAACGGCACGGTGGGCGACAAGTTCAGGAGTTCCTTGTATGTGGGATGACGGGTCTTTCGAGAAGGCGTCGTTCAGCTCGGAGTCGTGGCTGTATGGGCTGGTGACGTGGATCAATTCCATCTGGCGGACCTACATCGTCCCGAAAGAATCGCGAGCCATCGCCGTGGGGCGTGACAAGTGACCGCGCGCTCGTACGCCACACCCAAGGAAGACCGCCGGTACGCCGTCGTGAAGGAACCACGCCACCTTAGCGTGGCGCCTGAGCAGCGGCAGACGAAGATTCAAATCGAGCACCGCCAAGTAGCGGTTGCAGCCGAACAACGCCATTACGCAGTGAAGGAATAGACATGGCAGCGAGTTTCTGGGACACCTCGAACGAGGCCAAACCGACGGGGATCAAAGACCCCAACGCGGTGCTTGACTTCCCGATCAGCTTCGCCGCATGGCTGGCAGACATCTCCGACACGTACGCGTCGCACACGGTGACGGCAACCGGCGGGCTTGTCGTCGACTCAAGCTCGCAGGCCGGCGGCGTCATCACGCCGATCCTGTCTGGCGGCACCCTGAAAGCCACGGCGAGTTTCACGATTCACATCGTGACCACCGGCGGACGGCGCGACGACCGCACCTTCTACCTCAAGATTCAAGAGCGATAGGCTCGACTCTGGCGGTATCTGATATACTCTGACACCATGAAACCTGCCTCCGTTACGTCTTTTCTCGGCATGAACAACCTGCTCCCGGCTGAAAAGCTGGGTACGAAGGACGGTGCGTTTTTGCGCAACGCGGTCAACGTCGACATGACGGACGCAGGCACGGTCAAGCGCAGGCAAGGCACCACGCAAGAGCTTATCGGGGCGGACTGCCACTCGTTCTGGACGCATGGCAGCGACGCCTTTATGGTCGACGGCAGTGCGCTGTACCGGATTGGCGAGGCTCCCACCGGCCCGACCAAGACGGCCATCGCTACGGTGACGCCGGGGCTGCAGTTCTCGTATACCCACGACGGGCGCTGCGTCCGCGCCTCCAACGGTGTCGAGGCGCTGCGCATCGACGGAAACACGGTATCAGCGTGGTCCGTGCCGACGCCGCGACACCAGCCTCTGCTGTCGGTCAGTGTCGGGGGTAGCCTGCCGGCGGGCACGATGCAATTCTGCATCAGCTTCTTGGACGCAGCAGGGGAGGAGGGCGCAACAACCTTCCCGGTCGCCGTCGAGGTTCCTGCGGACGGTGTGGTCGTCATCAGTGGCATCCAGCAGCAGGTCGGCTACACGACCCTGCTGTACGCGACGCAGCCGAACGACACCGAGTTCTTCAAGATCGGCGAGCCGGCGGGCAGCAGCTTCGTCATTGCTGTCAAGCCGGCCGAGGGGCCGCGCCCGGCGGGACTGTTAATGTCTCCGCTACCGGCAGGACACATCGTGCGCTACCTCAACGGGCGCATGTTGGTCGCCGCCTTGCGCCGAGAGATTACCGTACCAACAAAGTCTGATATACTCTGACGCACTCTTATTCGCCACGTCTATGAAACCAGTCACGCTCGGCCCCTTCCTCGGAATGAACAACCGCCTTCCGGCGGAGAAGCTGCACGTGCCGCGAGAGGGCGATTTTGTCTCTTCGGCCGTCAACGGAGACTTCACGGCGGCCGGGACTTTTCGCCGCCGCAAAGGCTTCGCCCCGGTTGTCGTCGGGACGAGCACGCATTCCCTCGTCGGGTTCGATGACATCGGTTTTGTGGTCGAAGAGAACCACCTGTGTTCTCTCCATAAGGAAGAAGACGGCACGATAGTCAGGAATGCCATTTATACCGTCACGCAGAATTTGCAGTTCTCGTACACACGCGCGCCGTTGGCAATCTACGCTTCGAACGGGCGCGAATTCCTGCGCATCGATCGCGACAGCGTGTTGCCGGTCGGCTTGCCGTCGCCAGACGAACCGCGTGTGTCCGCTATCGGCGGCGGCTTGCCACCGGGCGTGTATCAGGTGGCGGTGTCGTACCGGGACGCTTCCGGGCGCGACAGCGGCGTGTCGTTGACCGCACGCATTGAACTTCCGATAGGCGGCGGCATCAGCATCGACTATGCCGCCGAACACCCCGCCGCCGACACCGTCTTGTATATGACGGCGCCGAACGGCGACCAGCTCTTCGAGACGAATCTTCCGGGCTACTCCGGTCAGGTCATAACCGCGCTGCCGGCAGAAGGCGCCCGCCCGGTCGCGATGATGACTGCCCCGCTGCCGGCCGGGCAGATCGTGCGCTATCACCGCGGCAAGCTGTACTCGGCGGCCGGCGCTCTATTGTTCTTCTCCGAGCCGTACGGGCTTGAGTTGTGTGACCTCGCGGAGAATTGCATACCGTTCCCCGAACCGATCGCGCTGGTTGAGCCGTGCGTCAACGGGCTGTATATCTCGGCGGACAAGACATACTGGCTGAGCACCGACGACATGAAGCTGACCCCGGTCCTGCCGTACAAGGCGGTCGGCGGCACCGGTAACGTGCGCCGAGACTCCGAAGAAGTCTGGTGGATGTCCACGCGTGGGTTGGTGCGCGGAGATCAAACAGGTACAGTAGAAAACATGCAGGAAGAACGTGTTGCGGTATCGCCCGCGATGTACGGAGCCTCTCTCATGCGGGAAGAGGACGGCGAAAAGCAATTCGTCGCCACATCCTTCGACCCGCGTCAAACCGTAACAGCGGCTCGCGCATGGATCGACGCCGAAGTAATCAGGAAGGAAACTCAGCTATGAAAGACCCCCTACGAGTAGGCCTCGAGTACACAATCGAGGTCGTCGACAAGAACGGAGTCGTGACCGACAGCGAGACGGTGCACAACCTCATGCCGACACAAGGCATGGACCACCTACTCGGCGTGCTGTTGCTCGGCAACTCACCGACGACGCAGTGGTATGTCGGGGTCTACGAGAACCCGTACTCGCCGGTGGCCAGTGACAACGCCGCGACGTTCCCGGCGCTGGCCGGCGAGTCGGTCGCTTACACCGGCACGACACGCCTCGCTTTCACACCCGGTACCGTCAGCCTCGGCACGATCGACAACTCGCTGAACCCGGCGGAGTTCGAAGCGACCGAAGAGACAGTTTTTTACGGCGGCTTCATCAGCTCGTCAGCGGCCCGCGGAAGCACCTCTGGCATCCTGTTGTCTGCTGTCCGTTTTTCCACCCCGAAGTCGGTCGATCCGACGTCGACCTTGCGCGTGACCGCTGGTTTCTCGCTCGTTTCCATGTAACCCCCAAGGAGTCCATATGTCACTCAAACTTTCCACTGGCCTGCGCAACGGTATGCTCGACGGCGACAGCCTCGCTGTTCAACTCGGAACCAGCGTCATCAAAATTTACGGCTCGACCGATGCCAACTCCAGCGAGCCGGCTACCGCCGACGCGGCGGTTACGGGCAACGCTCAATTGCTTTGCATCATTACCGGCCCGGCTGCTGCTTACCTCGAATACGAGGCCGCTGCCGGGGGTATCTTGGCCAAGTCGATTGCGCAGGCGTGGGGCGGTACGAACTCCGCCTCTGGCATTGCCACGTGGTACCGCCACCAAAACTCCGCGGATGCCGGCGGTGCCTCGACCAGCCTGCCGCGCCTTCAAGGCACGGTCGGTGTCGCCGGTGCGGAGCTGAACTTGAGCAACACCACACTTACGAACGGCGCCCCGCAGACGATCGACTACTACTCCATCGCCCTGCCGACGCTGTAAGACATGGCGGTCCTAGCGATCTCACCTGCCGGCCCCTCCGATATCGAGATAGCGATGGTTCCCGAGGGCGGCGACTTTGCACTGAGGGAAGTCGTCGCTGTTCTGGCCGTGCCGGGAGCGCCGGGACCGGATAGCGAGATCCTGTTTGCAGCGCCGCTGAATAACGGGAAGCTGCTCGTCTACACCGGTGCGTATTACCCATGGGGGTACAGCGCGGTGTTCCTGTCCGTACTCGACAAGAGTGGCGGCTTTGAGTTTGATGTGGTTATCCCGACGCTAGACGACGCGGTCCGCTCCAGCTTCGTCGTGCGCCCGGACAACAGCGTGATGTTCAAGACGGATCAGAGAGTGTACCTGTGGCAGTACGGAAGCGCAGAGCTTACTCTGCTCTTGTACACGACAAGCACGCAGTACATCAGCATCTTCTCCGACGGGTCGGGATTCTGCTGGTGGAACGACACGTCAAATCAACTAATCCTCTACGACCCCTTCGGAGAAGACTATAGCTTCGTGGACGTTCCGGCGGACATTCGGCTATGGGGCCGGATGGAGGTCGTCGACCCGACATGTATCCCGTATCGCGAGAGTACAGCAGGTTTCGCCCCATTCACGCACGGGGTCTACAACCTGAACACTGGTATCTACACGCCATTGTTCGTAACCTCGGAAGAGTATGCCCAACTGCTATCCGTATCGGACAAAAGCGGCACAACGCTTATAAGCAAGAACGACGCTGGCGATTTCCTGACTGCTTTCCGTTTTTCTAACGGGATAATGCTGTATTCGTTACCGGTGAGTGGCACGATGAACTTCGACATAGGATATGATTACATCAGCACGTTGTCATCCACAGCATTTACCGAAGCACCGGACGGCGGATAATGGCGCTCTATTTCGACAACAGCGGCATGCACACCCTGTGGGCGCCGCCCGCCGAGGGCGATGGTTTCCTCGTGATCTATGCCGAAGTCACTGGATTCCGTTACGCCCGTCCGGAGTTCTTCACCGGCATGCTCGCCATGAACGAACTGCAGGATGGGCTAGAGGTTCCGCCAGAAGGCGTGTTGGTGTTCTGATGGCGCTCCCGCCGAAACTTTGGCAGGGTCCGTCGGCGGTAGGGGAGGCAGCAGATCGCGGGAACGAGCTAAGCAAGGACTTGCCGTACAGGACGCACTCTGGTCCGGGGTTCCGCGCGAATGTCGCAGGGGACTTCCATGAGGTCGTGCTAGAGGGCGGCAAGAAAGAGGAAACAGAAGACAGCTGGGTCAGCCTGTCTTCGCCGTTCCTCGATGACAAAGTCCACGTCGTCAGCGGGCCGGACCCCCGGCGCTCCTTCCGCCGCCGCCTGACGGCCACCAGTGCCACCGCCGGATGGACGTCATCGTCACCGGTGCCGGTACCGGACAGCAAGGGCAAGGGGTACTTCTTCACGACGGAGCCGTTCTCCCCGCCGTTTGCCGAACTCGATATGCAGCTGCTCGGGCGTTTCGGGCGCAGCGTGACGCATCAGTATCACGTGACCGCATGGGCGTACTCGATTGAATTCAGCATCGGCTTCACGACGCCGATCTTCACCAACGGGATGTACCACATCAACGGGGCGGAGTGTCACATCCGGAGCGAGAACTGGGCGTACATGGACGGCGCGGTGCAGCGGAATTACTTGCTGCTCAAGGCGACGATCAAAGCTGACGGCGGGTGGAGCGAGTACGAACTGGCCTCCCCGACGCTCATGGCGCATTCCGATGTTGGTATGGTCCGGATGTGCGCGTTGACGCCGAACAAGATGGTACTGATCGCCTGTGAGCACCCGAACGAGTATCCGTCGGTATTCTATGGGCAACCCCTCGGCGGGCCATGGACGAAGGCCGCAAACAACCTCGCCGCTGCCTTCCCGAACGAAGTGCCGCACAACGCGGCGCACTGGGCGACCGAGGCCGCATGGGCGGCTGCGCACCCCGGCGTGACGGACCCGCAAGCCATCCGGATGGGGTGGCTATCGCAGATGACATACAAGATGCGAATCCGCACCCGCGGCTCTCTCACAGAGGTCGACCCCGTGGACTCTGATCATCTCGTCTACAGCACCGGCCCGTACCCATGTTCCGAAGAGTCAACGACCGTCGGCCTGTCGATAAGCCTCCTGAACGTGAATACGGGAACCGTCAGCAACACGATACACCGGCAGTTCACTACTGGATCAAGGACGTACTACTCGACGGTGAGCATGCTAGGGAAGGACTCATGGCTCGTGGAGTTCATTTCCGACACGTCGTATTCCTCTCCGACGATCTACCCTTTGATCGAGGAAGCCTACGTCACATTCGATCGCGGGGCTACCTATACCGCCGTGTCTTTCCCGGCCGGGTACGTACCGCAGACGACGCAGATCGTACGTCGAATAGAAGAGGTAGTCGGCGGAGTGCCCGGCAAATTCGTGGCTGTTTGCCAAGTCATGGAGGACGGGGACCGACGCATATTCAAGACTGATGACTTCGTGTCCTTTGCCCGTGGCGGCCGACTGGCTAAAGCCGAACTCATCGACGTGTATCAGGACTTCCTTCAGATCATCAAGCTCGGGACGCGCAAAGACCCGGGATTCATCAACTACGTAGCCCCGTGGGCGAATGACACTCGGCAGGAAGCACCAGAGTGGTGGTAAACTCGCGCAATAAGGAGTAGGGCATGGCACAAAATTACGGCGTAAAGAAAGCGACACGGAAGGAATACTCTCCCGGTTCCCCCGGCGTACCGGCATATCCGGGGCAGCCGTACTTGCCTGCGCGCACCGTTGTCACGACCGAGATCGTGCGCACCTTCAAAGGCGCCCCGAGCTACAAGTACGTCTCGATCGCCGACGCACTGGCAGGTAAGTTCTGATGGCCACTCTAGCCCAGATCAACGCGCTCGATGCGCAAATGTCGCAGCTGACGGCGAATTACTCCGCCGCCCGCGAAGCATACCGAGTATCGATCAGCCACCTCACTGTAACGACGGTCGCCGAGCAAGATGCTTTGGCCGTCGACATGACGAACTGGCAAGTGGCGAAAAGCAACGCGCAAGTCGCGTGCTGGAACGCCGCCCCGAAGCCTAATCAGACGGCCCTTGCCGCCGAAACAGCAGCGTACGAGGCGGCGGTCTACCAATGGACAGTCTCAACATACCAGCCGTGGCGGGCCAACGAACCGGGCTACCTCGCCTCGCGTGCACAGGCCGAAGCAGCGTACCGGGCCTCGTACCCTCGTCCGTTGTACCAGCAACAGCTAGCCGCCTACGCCACTCGCGACGCCTGCGTTGCGTCGTGGGTCGGATCACACCCTGACCCGATAACGGCATGGGGCACGCGCGATCTGGCGGAATACAACCGCCTGATGAACGCATGGGAAGACACGTACTACCCGCCGTACATAGCGCAGTACAACGCGCTGCTTGCACAGCGCGCGGCGATGGCCACGGCGTACAATGACCAAGTCACGGCGTCGTACAACGCCTCGGTGGCCGGGCAGACGCAGCAGCCGGCGAACGACACCTACGCCGCCGGTAACGCGTACCAACCGGGCGGCAGCGTGACCGTCGGCGGCAGCGTCAGGTTGCCAGCAGGGTCGATACCCGTGTACGCGGGCACCGGGAATTACGGGCAGGAAGCTGTATCGTACGGCAGCGACCAGAAGATGATCGTTGGGTATATGATCCCGATCGCCGGCACCGGCGGGTGGGTCGACGAAAAGAAATCGACCGTCACGTACCTGCCGGCGCAACCATACATCCCGCCGACCCCGGCCGTGCCAGCAGTGGCCGGTCAAATCCTGTACGACTACAACATCGGCTGGAACGCCGGCGCGCGAAGCATCGGCGCCATCCTGAAGAACGGGTACGTCGAGTTCCGCGGGCCTGTGTCGTCCATCGACATCTTCGCCGGCCTCGCGCCGAACACCCCGGGCACGACGTACTCGAAGCTACCGAACTCCTTCCGTTTCTCGAAGGGGTACTTCAGCGTATATGCAGCGGCCGAGCGCATCACCGACCCAGAGCGCGTCGGCCCGAACGACGTGTTCCGCATCGCACAATTCGACGGGGCCACGATACTGTCCGCGTACCGGGAGTATCCATATGGCTCCGGGGAGTTCCTCACTGAAGTTTTTCACGTCGTCGAAGGGGTGATCGACGCCCCGGCGCACCTCTCAGTCGTGGCGTACGCCGCGGGCGACATGATACATGCCGCGAAGGTCGTCATCGCTTCCGGCGGCACAGTAAGCATGCTGCCGGCCACGTCCTACGCCGCCGACGGCGACTATGCGAGCGCGAAGGTCTCCTTCCTGCCGATGACGATCTCTGCCCACTTCGCCCCGTACTCACACGCCAGCATGCTGCCGGCAGACGCGGCCGGCGCGGATCATGCCTACGGAGAAGCCGTCGTGTCGATGCTGCCGATGACGGTGACGGCAGATTCCGGCTGGCTGCAGACCGGCTTCGCGTTCGGCGACAGCGCGACCGCCTACGTGTTGTCGACCGGTTCCGGTCAATCCGGCGGGGTCGGTCAGATCGAGCAAGTAGCGCTGCCGTTCTCTTCACTGAGCACCGGACATCGCCCGTACCGATACGGCCATGTCGTCATGCCGCGGTTGCAGAGCGCCGGCGGTATCAGCGCGTCGATGGTCGGTAACGGGTTCGTGCAGGTCATCGAGCGGTTGGAAATGCCGCAAGACCCGTCCATGGGCGCGCGGAACTACGGGGAGATTACCGTCGAGACGGCAATGTTCACCACGTTTGCGTCTGCCTACGAGGGTAACGGCCAAGCGTGGGCACTTGACACGGTGCTGGCCGCCGATCCGTGGTTCGTCCGTGTAGACGGGGAAGCCGGCATGTTCACGCGCACGCAGGTGAACCCGACCTTCCTCATCAACACTTTGCTCAGCGGCGACGTCAAGTCGGCCCTGTGGATATCTGACACGCTGGGTGCCGTTCCGCATTACGTCACGCTGATGTTCACCACGGTGGCCGTAGGCTTCGCCGTACCGACTTTCTTTGGGGATAGCGAGACGTGGGTGATGAACGCGATCACGAACGCGAACTCGGCCTACGAGAACTTCGGTTTCAATAGCTACGCCATGATCGGCGGCGAATACTACGGCGCCAAGGAAGACGGCATCTACAAGCTGAACGGTGCAGACGACGATGGCACGCCCATCACCGCGTCGATTGATTTCGGAAACCTCAACTTCGGTACGTCGCTGCTTAAGGGGTGCACGAACGTCTATGTCGGCGGGTCGTCCGACAACTCGCTGTATCTGAAAATCACAGCGAACGGCGAGGACTACATCTACCGGTCCCGCAGCTACGACGAGACGCGGGCGGTGCAACGGTTCGACACCGGGCGCGGACTGCGCGCCAACTACTTGCGATTTGAACTTCTTTCCGACGGTGCAGACTTCGACATGAGCAGCATCGAATTCCTCGCCGTACCTTTGAGCCGGAGAATCTAATGCCCACACTTACCGCAGATATCAGCCCGTACGCATGGCTGACGCCGCCGCCGACCGACGGCAACCCGCGCAAGCTCACCGCATGGGCTTTCGAGAACGCGTGGAACATGTCGAAGATCAAGGGCGCCGAAGCCGACGCCATGTTCAAGACGGCCATCAACGCCGAAGGCGGGCCGGCGTCGATGTCCGCCGCGCCGTTCTCTTTCGTGCCGAACGCCATCGAGCCGGTGGTAAACATCCCGGTGCAGGCCGAGGGCGCGAGCCTCGCGAAGTTCTACGAGCTGTCGACCGCGGTGATCCAGCAGTTGTCTGGCGAGTACCGCGACTACATGGTGCGCTACGGGTTCGACGACTTCAGCTACCTTGACGAAGCGAAGGCGTGGATACATACCGCCCTGACCACCGGGGGCACCGGCATCAACCCGCTGGTCGAGCATCAGATTTGGGACCGCGAGCGGAGCCGCACACTGCGCGAGCTTAACCGGGCAGAAGCCGAGACCATGAAGACGTGGGCCGGCCTCGGGTACCCGATGCCGCCGGGCATGCTCACGAATCAGATCCTCGTGCTTCGACGCGATGCCAACGACCGTATTTCGCAAGCCTCTCGTGACGCTGCCATCGAGAGCTTCAAGACCGAGATCGAGAACATCCGATTCGCTGTCGAGGCCGCGCTCAAGCTATTCCCGGCTGTCACCAGCGCCGCGGGCGACTTCATCAAGGCGCTTGCCGTCGGTCCCACCTCGGCAATGCAAGTCATCCCATCCGTCACGGACTCGCAGACCAAGCTCATCGGCGCGGCCACCGACTTGTTCCGGGCGCGCATCTCCATCGAAGACCTGAAGCTCAAGGCGCGCATGCCGGCGGCGGAGTACGAGCAGCAGTCGCGCGTGAAGAACGGCGATTGGCTGATGCAGCAAATCAAACTGCAGGTCGATGCGGCAGTAGAGGCGGCGCGGAACCTCGGTACCCAGACCGCGGCCACGCTCAACAGCCTCCACGCTTCCGCCGGCACCAGCAACGGCACCAGCGACAGCGTCTCCTACAACTACAGCAACGACACGCTCGACGCCGCCCCGACCATCATCACGGTGGTTTAGCCATGACTCTGATATACTCTCAAGCGCTCTGCGAGGTACGCAAATGACTACCGATGAACTGATCCGCTTTACGCGATACAACAAGCTGCGGGACAGGGCGGCACCCCCGCTGTGGCCGGACGACGTGGTCGTCGTCTATCTGAACGAAGCGCAGCAGCGTCTGGCTACTATGACGGACTCGTTCGTTGAGGAAAACCGCGAGTTGGAGATTACCGCCGGGCAGAGCGTTTACCCGCTGGACTCCGACATCGTGTTTGTCTATGCGATCCAGTTGGCAGGGTATCCGGGCGAACGCCTGCAGCCCTCCACCGAGGGCTGGACCCCCGACGACAATGTCGCCAATCGTCCTACCCGCTACACGCTGGATCGTGCCATGCAGTCGATCAGGTTCTACCAGATTCCCGATCAGGACTACACCGCGAACCTGCGCATCGCTCGCCTGCCGGCCCCGCTGTCCCTCGACTCGCTGGATGCTACGCCTGAACTGCCCGAGCAGAACGAACAGGCGCTGATGGATTGGGCCGCGTACCGCTGCTTCACGCATGATGATGCCGATGGCCGCAACGACACGGCTGCGGAGAAGTCCCTGCAACGGTTCAACGAGCACATGAACAAGATCAAACGCGACAACTACCGCCTGCGTACCGGCTTCCAAGCCCGCGCCCACGGCCAACGAGTGAAGTAAGGAGAACAACATGGCGACCGAGAAACAAGGCATTAGAAAGTTTAATACCGGTGGGTTCATTGACGACTACGGCAACTTTCGTCAGCCCGCTGGGCTCTCCCCGGAACTACCGCCGAACTCGCAGCCTACATTTAACCGGCAGTTCGCCGCTGCTGAGTCAGCTCTCGAAGACGCCAACGCTGCGCGCAGGGGGATTCCTCCGGCGGCTTCTTCGCAAGGGGCCGCATATCAAACAGGACGCGCGCTAGGCAGGGGGTACGCAGCACTCGGTGGCGCTAGTGGGATTGCTTCCAAGGCAGTTAACATAGGTGTTCCGCTCGTTGCCGGGTACAACGCTACGATGGGCGACGACGCTATCACCGTCAAAGGGTGGCGCGAGGGCGAGCCGGGCGCAGAAGAGAAAGGCCAGTGGGGGCGTAACCGCGCAGGACTGGAAGAAGCTGCGCTACGTGTGGGCGACTGGGGAACCAAAGGGGTAGGCTATCTAGCTGACTGGGCACTACCAAAGGGGCAGCCGGGGTTTAACCAAGCGTACCGTGAAAACCTGGCCGGTGCTGGTCTTGACGGTGTCAGCATTCCTGTTAAGGAGCGCGGCCTGCCAGCAGTGGCAACTCCGGAAAACATAGCGCGGGCACAGGCCGTTGGGGACTACACCCGCGACAAGTATTTTTCCCCTACCCCCGGTGGCGACGACATCAAGGGCGCAGCAGCCCGCATTCAAGCTGCGAACCCCCGTGGCGTTCAGGCGGTGCCCCAGATGGCACGCACCTTGGCGCAGGAATCTCAGCAACGGTTTGCCCCGCAGCAGGCATACCAGCAACCGTGGGGCGACGCGCCTATGGGTAGTACGCAGCATGGGTTGTACCAGCTCGGGGTCATGCGTCAGCTCAACGACACTCCGCAGTACGGGCCGGGCATTATCGGCAACGCACAAGAGGCAAACTACGCGCAGCCCTTCTTGGACGCAATGCGGGGAGTATCCGGCAAAGGGCGCATTCAGGACCGCCAGCGACAAATGTACGCGGATCTGGCCCGTAGCGTTATGAACAACAATAGTGCAGAGCGCGTAGCCAGCGGGCATGACCAAGCCGCATTCGGCCTTGAGGGGCTGCGAGGCCAGAACCAGATGCGCGGCTACGAGATGCAGGGGCAGACTGCCCGCGACGTGGCTGGCATACAAGGCCAGAACCAGATGCGCGGCTACGAGATGCAGGGGCAGAACCAGTTTGCGCTGCAAGAAGCTCGACTTGGAGCAGAGGCCCCGTACAGAAACGCGCAGGCGGGGTACTTCGGCGCACAGACGAACAAGATCAATGACGACATGGAGCAAGGGAAAACCGAGTTTGGGATGATTACGAAACTTGCCATAGACATTATGAAGAACGAAGGGGTAGACTACGCTACAGCGATGGGGAAAGCGTCGAAAACAGTTTTGGGGGCACAGCGAGCCGCCGCACAGAAACAAGAAGGCAAAGCCGTTGGTTACGCCGCTGGCGGAGCGGTAGACAGCCCCTACACATGGGGTGATGCAGCGAGTGGTATCACTCGCAAGACTATCAACGGCATCGACCACATCACTGACCCGAACGCCCCCGGCGGCGCGAACTACCAGAGCGGGTCGTCTACCAGCGGCGGGCTTGGCCGCGCAGGCGGGTACGGCTCGTTCACTAACTCTGCGGGCAAGATGTTCGGCGACGCCCCCAAGGGGGAGACGTACGGCGGCGAAATTAGCCGTGCGTATGGGACCAACCGCGATGGCGATGTCACTATTACGCCAAACCAGCGTGCGCAGTCAATGAACGCCTTCGGTGCCCGTGAGTATGAGGCGGCGGCCCAACAGCCTGGGACTGACGCGTACAGTGCGGAGGCGTTAAAAGGTATAAACTACGCCCTGGATAGGCAACAGAGAGACGAATACGCGGACGGTGGGGCCGTCCAGCCTATGAGCGCTGCAGAGAAACTGCTTGCGGATATGGACGCCAAGTATGGCAAGACTGCCGGGAACGCGCCAGCTCCTGCACCACAGCCTGCACCACAACCGGTACCACAACCGGCACAACAGCCTCAAGGCATCGCGGATAGGTTTCGCGGGTACTTCGGGTCTCCGGACGCGCGCATGAAACAGAACGGCCTTGCTTTCGGCGGCGCTGTTCCTGCGCAAGATGTCCCCGGCGGACGGGCAGTTGCTCAAGCGGTGGCGGGCCGGCAGGTATTCGGGCAGAGTGACGGCAGCGGACGGGACGACGCACTCCCTGCTGTGATCGACGGCGAACGCCCTGCCGCGCTGACTTCCGGCGAGTTTGTCTGGCCAGTGCACGCAGTGAAGTATTTTGGCATGGCGAAACTGAACAAGATGCTCGCCGAAGCCGAGAGGGGGATGGCTCCGCAAGACGAACCCGCGTAGAATTCCTGAACCCCGACACGAAAGAGAACCGACATGGGCAATCCGTACGACATCGCAGACGACGATCCTGAATATTTGGCAATCCTCAAGCGGTACGGGGTAGAACCGCCGCAGGCTCCGCAGAAAGATGTTGGTGGGGCCATTGCTGCGGGTAAGCAGGCTATCGGTAGTACGCTCAAGGGTTTTGGTCAGTTCGGTGCTGACTGGGTTCCCGGTGTCGGGCAGGACAACGCGCTCAAGCGATACGGCGCTGAAGTCGAAGCGGCTAATCCGACGCGGGTGCACGGCGTTGGTGATTTTGCCGAGTCTCCTATTACGGGACTGAAGGAAATAGCAGGGCAGTCTCTCGGACCGATGGGGCTGGCCGCTGGCATTTCCGCCGTCGGTACGGGTATCGGCATGATCCCGCACCCGGTTGCACAGGTCGTGGGGCGCGGGCTTCAGGCACTCGGACCTTTAGCCGTGTATGGTGCGCCGTCGCAGAGCGGCATTTATGAGTCGCAGAAGGAACAAGACCCGGAGTTTGCTGATTCCCTCGGTGGCAAACTTTTGCGGACCGGCGCAGCCGCTACGGTCGGTCAGATCGAACGGAAGTTCGGCCCGCAAAAATTCGGCGAGATGGTGCTGAGTAAGGAAGGACGTGCCGCCGCTGCCAAGTTCTTCGCCGCGAAAGAAGGCGAGGGGTTTGCCAAGACGCTCGGGCGGGGGATGCTCCGTACCGGCCTTGAAGAAGGCGGCGAAGAACTCATGCAGAACCCCATCGAGCAGGCGGCAGGGCTTACCAACCCGCTGTCGGCGAAGAACCTTCAAGATACCGCGTGGGGTGCGGCTTCAGGTTTTATGGGTGGCGGTATGTTTGGTGCAGCCGGTGGCGTTCACGGACACCTGACTAGACCCTCCGGTGAGAAGCCTCTGACCGAAGACCGTCCGACGAACCTGTTGACCCCCGACATGCCGGAAGGTACGCAGGGCGCGCTGTTCGACATAGAGGCGTACCGCGATCCGACCCCCGATACGCGACCCGCGCTGGAAGAAGACTGGCAGACTCCGCCTGGGGTGCGTTCGTACGAAGACGTCATGCGTGCGCCGACGCCGTACACTGAAGAAGCTCCTGCCCCGGACATCCCTGCCGCTGATCCCAACGCATCATATCAGGCGCAGCTCCATGAACTGATAACGGATCGCAACGAGATTGATGCGTACATCAAGTCGTTTGAAGATGCCGGGCATGGTGCTACCAACGGCTTGTTCAACAACCAGGAAGACCTCGAACGGATAGAACACGCCAAATCGCTCAG